TCTCTGAAGTCCATTTATTTATATATCTGCTGTACACTGTAGTCATGATATCTATGCTGCTGACCTCGGTAGTGTTCCTCCTTTACTTTCTTTTTAATTTATTCCTTCGTCCTTTTATTTTTATCTTTTTCCCTCTCCGGCGCTCTTCCTTTCTATCAACTTATGTGGTTTCTGTTGTTTTTTTTCTTGTTTTTTTTTTTTTGTTTTGATTTATTTTTTTTTTTTTTAATGCTCCGGCGACCACCGAGATCTACACTCTTTCCCTACACGACGCTCTTCCGATCTTGGCATTAGCAGATGTATCTAAATCAGGTGGGTATAGTGGTGATGGAGTATGGAGATTTGAACAATTTGGTAATGTAGTTTTAGCTTGTAATGATAATGCTAGAATACAAACATGGACTATAGGTTCATCTACTGCATTTGCAGATGTAGCAGCAACAGCTCCTATAGCTAAAGACATTGCAGTAGTTCGTGATTTTGTTTTTGCAGGAAACATTGGTGTAGGTTCAGAGCCAGATAAAGTGCAATGGTCAGATATTAATGATGAAACAGATTGGACTTCTGGAGCTACAAGTCAAAGTGATTTTCAAATAATTGCAGATGGTGGTAATGTCCAAGCAATTACAGGTGGCGAGTTCGGTGTTATATTATTAGAAAAATCTTTGGTTAGGTGCTCTTATGTTGGTAGTCCTCTTTTTTGGCAATTTGATACTATATCTAATGGATTAGGATGTTTAGAAGGTCATTCTGTTGCTCAATATGGAAACATTACTTTCTTCTTGTCAGATGATGGATTTTATTCTACAGATGGACAAACAGTTACAAACATAGGATTAGAAAAAATAGACAGATGGTTTTTTAGTAGAGTAGATTTAACTCAAATAAATACTATGAGTGCTGCTATAGACCCTGTTAAAAATCTTGTTGTATGGAACTATGCAGATGTAGATGGCAACAGAAGAATACTTATTTACAACTGGCAACTACAAAAATGGTCAAGAGCTGAAACAACATCAGACTCTGTAGGAACTATTGCAACATTAGGAGAATCATTAGAAAGTTTAGAATCTTCATTAGGCTATACAAATTTAGACACAATACCTGCATCATTAGATTCACGATTATTTATAGGTGGTAAGTTTTTATTTGCAGGAACAAAAGCAAATAAAATTGTAACCTTTACAGGAGAATCTGTAACACCACAACTAATAACAACAGATATAGAGGTTGGTTATAATTCTGTTGCAACACTAGCAAGACCACAAATAGATAACGGCACAGCACAAGTAGCTGTAGCTAGTCGTAGAGAGCTAGATGATACTATTGGATTTGGTGCGTTTGTTCCTGCTACATCAGAGGGTAGATGTAATTTAAGAAGTGCAGGTAGGTATCATAGATTTAATGTGCAACCTACAGGTAACTGGACAACAGCTATGGCAGTAGATGTAGATGTAAAACCACAAGGTAATAGATAATGCCTAGAATGTATCGTACACTTCCCTATCAAGGTGGTGATGCTAGGTTAGTATCTGAAGTAGTTAATAACGCTATGAATGGTAACACTAATAATTCTGGTGAAATTACACTTAATACTGGTGGAGCTACTACAACTACAATATTTAATGAAAGAATTGGTTTTGATTCTATTATACTTCTTGCACCATTAAGTGTTGCTGCTGCTGGAACTGGAGTACAGCTTCCTCATGGATTATTTGAACACGATACAACACAAAACTTTCTTGCTAATACAGCTACTAGAGTTGCTTTAGGAACAGCAGAAAGTGTTTATGCTATGTCATTATCAAGTGATACAGTTGTAGTAGATTACGCAGGATATTATGATGTAACATTTATGGGAAGGTTTAATAATCCTTTATCTCAAATTCATAATGCTTATTTGTGGTTTAGAGTAAATGGTGTAGATGTTCCTCACACCGCAACATCTATAACTATTCCAGATAAACAAGGAATTATAGAAGGTGCTGCTTACTTAAACTTAAAACATCCTTTAGATTTAAGCTCTAACGATTATGTAGAAGTTTATTGTGCTGTAGATAATGCTAGTGTATCTTTAACTGCATTTCCTGCACAGACAACACCTTACGCTAGACCTAGCATACCTTCCTCAACACTAGAGTTAGTTATGCACTATCCATCACAGGTAAGTGATTCTACTGGATTACCTTATATTAGTGATAGACAAAAAGGTCAAGCAACCATTACACATTTGCCTAACAGTGTGGCAGATAATACTTTTGGGTATATAATAGTAGGGTAAATAACAACCAATTTAATACTATGAAACTTTATGTAGTGCCTACGAATCAAGTGCAAAGATTTTGGCATCTTGCAGAACCTTTATTACAAAAAGCATTAGAAAAAGGTAACGGAGAGTTTACAGCAGAACAATTAAAACTGCTAGTAACTCAAGGTCAGCAACAATTACTATTAGTAATGAAAGAAGATAAGTGTTATGTAGCACTTACTGTTCAGTGGATTAACTATCCTAACGACAGAGTAGCTTATATAACTTATATAGGTGGTAAAAATACTAAAGCAGGGTTTGAGCAGTTTAAGCAGTGGGTTAGGCATAATGGTGGAACTGCAATACAAGGGTCTACTAAATTTGAGAGTATAGCTAGGTTATGGAATAGGCTATATGGTTACAAAAAAAAATATCAATTAATGGAGTTGAAAATAGAATGATTAAGTTAAAAATATGGTTATATAACTGGTTAGCAAAAGATTTAGGCAAACTCGGTAGAGAAGGAGATACCGAACTTGCTCATGTTAATACATGGGAAGCTAATCTTTTAAAAGCACATGGTGGTTCAGGAACAATTAATCCTGTAACTGGATTGCGTGAATACAAAGGTGGTGGCGGTCAAACTACTCAAACTACTCAAAATATTGACCCTGCTATCTTGCCATACATAACTTATGGTTTAGATGAAGCTCAAGCTTTATATGAAGCTGACTCTCCAGAATATTACCCAAGTGCAACTTATGTTCCAGCATCAGAAACTACAAAAGATGCTTTAAGAATGGCTAGTAATAGAGCTGTAACTGGTAGTCCATTAGTACCAGCAGCTCAAGCACAACAGTTAAGCACAATTAGTGGAGACAGACTATCAGCAGGTAATCCATATTTTTCTGCAATGATGGCAAGTGCAGCTAAACCTGCTGTTACAGAATTTAATAAAGCTATTAGAGATATAGGTAGTAGAACAGCAGCTTCTGGAAGATATGGTTCAGGTGCTATGGGTGAAATGGAATCACAAGCATCAGAAAATCTAGCAAATGCTTTAACTAACAGAGCAGCAGAATTAGCTTACAGTAACTTTGGTGCTGAAAGAGCAAGACAAGATGCAGCTATTGCACAAGCTCCACAAATGGCTATGGCAGATTATTCAGACATAAATCAATTAGCCAAAATAGGTCAGACAGAAGAACAATATGCTAAAGATAAATTAAATGCAGATATAGCAAGATTTGAGTTTGGGCAAAACAAACCATACAGTAAATTAGAAAGTTATCTATCAGCCGCTTATGGTGCTCCTGCTCCAATTAATCAAACCTCTACTTCATCAGGAGGGGGCAAATAATGAGCTTTTGGTTACCAGTAGGAATGGCAGCAGCAGGTTATATAATTGATAGACAAATGGGTGGTAATGGGCTGACAGGTGCAATGATGGGTGGTAGTTTAGGCTATGGCTCAATGGGGTCAGGAGGAACAGCTGCGGCTGATGCTGGAGGTAAAGGTGTAACTGCTATGGAAAGTGCTAGTTCAGCTAATTCTTTAGGTGGAGGAGCAAATCTTTTAGGTGGTACAAGCACTGCTGTAGGCACAGGTGCTACTACAGGGGCTACTACAGGAATACTAGGTAGCTCTACAAACGCAATTCCATCTTATGACATAGGTATGGAAGGTGTAAAAGCAAACATAGATGGCTTTACAGCCCCTCTAGAACAAAATTTAGTAAATGCTAATACTTATCAGCCATTAAATGGTGGAGTTGCCCCTGATATGTCGTTTAAACAATCTTATATTGATGCTACTCCAGAACAAGGATTAGCTAATTTAGGCACTCCTCAAAGACCTAATATTAATGAATATCCTACTATCATGGGTGGAGAAGGTTCTAGTGTTGGAATAGATACCACAACCAGAGATGCTTTAGGTAATTATGAAAACATTGCAACTAGACCAAACTTTACTGACATAACTAAATCTAGTCCAGAAGAATTAGCAAATGCACAAGGGGGTTATGATAAACCTTTGTATGAAAAAGCATTTGATAGCGTAGTAGGTTTTGCGGAAAAAAATCCGATTGCATTAGCTGCACTAGGAATGACAGCATTAGGTGGTAATAGTAGTGCTAGTCCACAACAAATTACACAATCAGCAGGTAGAGTTGCACAACAAGCATACAACCCAACACAGGGTAACATATTGAAAGTAAGGAGAGCGTAACATGGCAGGTTCATTGCTAGATTTTGATTACAATACAATGATAGATAAGGCATTAGGAACGACTAATCAGCCCTTTAGCTGGTCTTATTAATGACCCTAACTATCAAAGTTCTTTAAATGTAAATACATTGTTAGGATTAGGTAAAGGATATTTTGACTCTCTTTACCAAAATAAAACAACTGGTCAAAAGGTGATTTCATCACTTACTGGGGCTAAAGCAGCAAGAACAAAAGGTATTAATGATGCTGTTACAAATTTATTTAATCAACAGAAATATAACAAAAATCTTGTAGATTTAACTAAAGCACAACAAGATATTTTAATTAACCAAAACAAGATAGGTTCTTTTGGTGAAGAAGCATTATTAAGGCAAAATAAAATAATTGATTTACAAAATAAAAATTATTTAACTAGCTTACGAAATGTTGGTATTAAAGACAGGTTTAAACAGCTTCAAGAAAAAGCAGATGGTGGTGATTTAGATGCTTTAAAACAATTACAACAATTTGCTGTTGAACCACAAAAATACATGGAACTAGAGCAATCAAAAGATATTAACAATTTAGATTATTCTCAAGGTGAATTGAGTGCTGCTAGATTATTTAACCTAGATGTTAGAAATAGAAAGAATTGGACAACAGAACAAGAATCTAATTTTAATGCAATAGTTAATGCTCCAAGTGTTCAGGAAGCAGCTAAAATAAATCGTGAAAATATTGCAGCTCATAGAAGTGACCCTATAAATATTCCATTTGTAAAAGTTTTTAATGTAAATGAAGAAATTGCAAGAATAAGAAAAGAGAATAAAGGGGCTGTTAATGTAAACGCTGCTGAAAAAGTAATGGAAAAAGCAATGCCTATAGGAAAATTTGAACCTAATAATCAATATCCTGAAGGTGGATTTAAAGCTAATGATGGAAAATTGTATTCTACAGATGAGTGGAATAAATTAGGTATTGAAAGGCAAAATATAATGTCATTAGATACTAATAGAACTGAAACAAATGAAAACATTAAAAAAGTATTTGCAGATGCGAGAACTGATGCTCAATCAGCACAATATGGTTCAAGAAATATAGATAGAACAAATAAAGCTATTGAAAGAATATTAGATAATCCTGAAAAATTTGCAAAATTATTTAGCACATTTGGTGGTCGTTTACCAATAGCTATAAACAAAGCTACAGGCAAATTTTTTGCAACTGAATCTGATGCTCAAGATATTGCTGCTTTGTTAAATACTATTAAAGGACAACAGTTTACTAATGAAATTCAAGTAATGAGAAATAATAACAAAACAGGTGGTGCTGTTGGTAATGTTTCTGATAGAGAAGTAGCAATGTTTCAAAACATGGCAGCTAACTTAACCTATGATGGTACTCCAGAAGAACTATGGTATCAATTAAATTTATTAAGAAGTCAAGGTAAAAAAACAGTTGATATTTATACAAATAATTTTGCTAAATATTATGGTGATGACCAAGCAAATAGATACAAAATTCAAGACTTATCTGGAGACTATACTAAACAATACAATGATAATTGGCAAGAAACAATAAATGCTGCTCGTGGTAATGCTGTTAGTGAAAAAATAAATCCTTCTGTAAAATTCTTAAATCCCAAATCCCAAGAAATAATGAAACAACTTTTACAACCACAAGGTGGTAATTAAATGTCTGATACACATTTGCAAAATCTAGAAAAAGCTATGAATATAGCTTATGAAAAAGGAGATATGGAGTCAGCGAAATTAATGGCTGAAGAATTACAAGCATATTCAATCTCTATTGCTCCAGAAGAAAAAACTTTAACTGGATTTGGTGAAAACCTTGCAACTGATGCAGCAAATTTAGGTGGGGCTGTTGTTGATATGGTTGCATCTCCACTTGATACAGCAGGTGCTGTTACTGATTTAGCTGTTACAGGAGCTACAAACTTACTTCCTAAATCTGTTGTTGATGATTTGTATTCTTATGAAGATGACCCAAGTTCAATGCAATACAAGTTAAATGAATTTTTAAAAAGTAATAAGATAACAGAGTTTTTAGCCACACAACCTAGAGAAAGCTATGAACAAATGGGTGAAGTTATAGCTGAAGATGTTAAGTCTTTAATAGACGACCCTGTAGGCAGAGCTTATAAAAAACCATTAACATCTCTTTTAGAAGCAACTGGATTAGGTAGAGTTGGAACTACTGTAGCAAAAACTGGTAAGTTTGGAAACACAGCAGCTAATGTGGGAAGTAAAGTAGATAATGTATTAGATTATGTAGACCCAGTGTCAGGAACAGCAAGTCTTATTGGGAAAGGGGCTGATTTTGTAAAAGATTCTCAAATGGTAAAATATTCTCAAAACATTATTAAAAACAAAGGCACAGAATTAGGAACAAAGTATGGTTTTAAAATATTACCATCTACATTAAAAGATAGTGGTGGAAATTTAATTAGTAGAGCAGGTGAAAAATTAGCAGGTCAAAAAAGAACATCAGATGGAATTATTGATTTCAATGTAAAACACGCAGATAAGCTATTAAGAAAACACGCAGGTGTTACTGAATCAACAGCTTTAGGAAAAGTATATGATACTTTAGCTAAAAAGTCTAAACCATTCTATGATGACATTGCAAAATTACAAGGAAAAAATAAACGAGTTCGTGATGACAAAATTGTTGTTCGTAATGTAAAACAAAAACAACGAGGAGCTTCAGATAGAACTGTTCAAAGACAAGAAATAATAGAAGGTACAAAAACAGTTCAAGATATACAGTCAGGTCAAAGTATATTAAACAAAATAGAAAGTCAGAAAAAAATTAACAAAAAAGCATATAAAGATTCAAGAAAAGAAAGTTCTAAAGTAACCCAAGAAGTATTAGATGAAAATGCAACTAAATTAGATAATCTTCATAATGAATTAGATAGAACTATTGCTTATAACAAATCACTTGCAGAGCAAAGAGGTGCTTCTGCTAAAGAACTTAAAAAGTTTGATTCTATGGCAAGTAATCTTAAAAAAGCTAGAAAAAATTATGCTATAGGTCACAGTATAGAAAATGCACTAAACCCAGATGGAACAATTAATCTTAAAAAGTATGCAAATGCAAACAGAAATAATGCAGCCGTTACAGGTCAAGCTAGAGCAGTTATAGATTTTTATGATACAAACCCAACGCTGTTTAAACAGAAAGGTGATTATGGAAAATCAGTTGTTCGGTCAATTTTAGAAAATCCTGCTACTAAAGCATCTGCGGTTGGTGCTGCAACTCTTGCAACACCCTTTGCTGCACTTGCCCCTATTGTTGGTGGTTCAGTATTTGCTGCTGATTTAGCTATTCCTTCTATATTAAGGTCAAATATTGTTCAAAAAGGATTGCTCAATAAACCTAGAGGAAATGATGTTTTAAATGTATTAAGTAATAAAAAAGCATTAAGAACAGGAGTTTATACACCTAGTTTATTAGATTCTTCTAATATGGAATATTTACCAGAACTACAATATATGCAAGGAAACCAATAATGCCTGATATAAACCCAGAAGAATTTGGAAGAATGAAACAACAGATAGACCAGCTACAGAAAAGCCAAGATGAATTAAACAAAGACATGAAAGCAATGTTAGCACTAGCTAATCAAGGCAAGGGTGGTTTTTGGGCAGGTATGGCTATCGCTGCATTTATATCATCCCTAGTTACTATCATTTTTAAACAATGGATAAACTAAAAAAAATATTATTCAAACCTATTGTTATTGGATTGGGTTTATTAGCAGTATTACCTATTACACCTATTGCACTTTGTTTACTATACGGATGGATTGAATCATGATACAAGCACTGTTACCATTAATTGGAAATGTAATTGATAAAGTAATTCCTGATAAAAATGCTAATGCTAAAGCAAAAAGAGAAATAGAAAAATCTCTTGCTGATAATGCTAATAAAATATTACTAGCACAAACAGAAATAAATAAAGTAGAAGCAGCTCATCAGAATTTATTTGTTGCTGGATGGCGACCTGCTATTGGATGGTCATGTGCATTAGGAGTCTTTTGGTTATTTATAGGTCATCCTTTAGCTACATGGATAGACCATTTAGATGGAACAGCACAAACATTACCAACAATAGATTCAGAAATACTACTTGAGCTTGTATTTGCTATGCTTGGAATTGCAGGGTTAAGGACACTGGAAAAGATAAAAGGTCTAACTAAATGATAAAAGCATCACCTCATTTTAGTATAGAAGAATTAACCTTTAGTGAAACTGCGGCAAGAAAAGGTATAGACAATACACCACCTCAAGAAGTGTTAGATAATCTATTAATAACAGCATGGAGTATGGAAAATGTTAGAGAACTACTTGATAGTAACCCTATATATATTAGCAGTGGCTATCGTTGTTTGGAGCTTAATACATTACTCGGTTCTAAACCAACTTCGGCACACATTAGAGGATTGGCTGTCGATTTTACTTGCGAAAAGTTCGGTAGTCCTCATGACATTGTGGATGCTATTTTTAGGTCTGATATTCTTTATGACCAGATTATTTTGGAATTTGATAAGTGGGTTCATTTGGCTTTTCCAGAGAATGGAAAGAGTGCTAGGAAAAAAGCGTTAATTATTAACAAAGAAGGAACAATGATATACTCACAATAATGGATATATTATTTATAGCCAAGCACATGATGGACAAAACAATAGATGATATTGATATTGTTTATGGTGAAAATACAATGACTATATTTTTAGATGATGGCTCTAGTGTTGAAATGATTGTTGATTCTATACATTTAAACGCAACAGAATATGACTCGTAAAACAAAAAACCTATTAATTACAATATCATTTTTAATAACTATTGTTTTAATTTTATTACTAATTTCTTGCTTTTTTCTACTATTTATTGTTTAAACGCTTTGTTTTGGCTTCGCCAGAGGCTCGTGGTGAGCTTTAAATAGATTGGGTAAGGGGTAGCCCTACCTGTTTTAAGTCTTTTATATTGTTTATTGGTAACAAATCTTTATTTTCTATTTCATATAAATCTGATTTTGATTTAAATGATGTCCCATTAAACCTAGTTCTTGTTTCCCCTTCCTTATAAAGTTTTGCTTTTTGTTTAAACATATCTTTAGTTGTCCATCCACACACAGTTAAAACATAATCTTTTTTGTGATAGCTACAAAACAAATAAATATCAGAACTATTTTTTAATTGCATTGCTACTAAATTATTTACATAATTTGACTTTGGATATACAGTTCTTCCCATTGTTTTAATATCAACATTCTTTCCATTTAAAACAATATCATAACCACCATCATATCCTTGAGAGTTCATAAGTGGTAATTCAAGGACATCACATATTGTATTCTCTCCTAATATTCCTATTAGCTGTTCTTCAGGACTTCCATCAGCATGACCTCTTTGACCCAAATTATTTTTTTGACCAAACTTTAAAGATTGTTTAAACACTTCTTTGTTTAATTTTAAATTAAGCATATATCTTTCTCCCAGCAATAGTTAAAAGATTGTCTATAGCTAACTCTAAATCTCT